CGGTCTGCGATGTCCTCCAGTGCGTCGGCAGACCGCTCCGTGTTCTCTGCCGTTTGCCGGGCGTCGTCCTGCACGTCGAGCCGCGGATCGCCCCCACGCAGGATGTTGTTGCGGAACGCTTCGCCCTCGGACGAGCCGACGACGATGGCACGAAGTGCTTGGCTGGACGCACGAATGGCTTCGCCGATGACCGCTCTCGTCTCCGGCGGCGGCTTTGGACCCGGCCCCGGCTTCTCTCCCGGCGGGGTCATTGCTCGGGCCATGGCATCGTCAAACGCCGCGAACGGGTTCTCCATGTTCTCAAGTCCGTTACCGAACGCCGTGGCCGCAGCCTCGCCCCATCCGTCGGCCTGGTTGGCGGCAGCGTTGGCAAAGTCGCCTGCGCTTTGAGCCCCGTCTCGCAGCGTGTCGGCAAGGCTAGTCAGGCCAGCGGACTCTGCCGCATCGGCGAACGTACTGAGGATGCCAGACAGCCCGCCCGACAGAGAACTGAGCAGGTTGGAAAACGCTTGCTCCAACTTGGCAAACACGCCAAAGAGGATCTGGAACGCCCCATATAGGTAGGTGACAGTCCCGGCAACCATCCGCAGACCGTTGGCGAACACCATGGCTACGGAGTTGGTGCTCTCGAATCCGCCGGCTGTCTCGCCGAAGAATCCGGCAAAGATCGTGTTCATCTGCGAAACACCCGCCATGAACAGGTCTTTGACGACCGTGAACGCTTGGCCGACAAGTTCAAACGTCACCTGCGCCACCGGCGCTATCTGCTGCACAAAGTCATAGATCGCCATGAATGCCGGCTCGATCGCCAGCAGCACGTCCGTGAAAACCTTGGCGGCCGATCCAGCAAGCGAGAACCCGCTTTCATTCTGTGCGAAGAACTGCACCATCCGGTCGGCTACGTCCGCCACGACCGGTGCAATCCCGGACAGGAACTGCGTGATGAACCCGTTGAACGCCATGCCCATGCGGCCGAGCATGTCATTCATCCGCTCGATTTCTTGCCCCTGCTGGTCAGAGATGTTGTTCCCAAGCGCATCCCGCAGCGCCGCCATTTCTCCGACAGCACCACCGGCAGCGGCTTCAATCGCACCCATAGCCTGAGCGCCAGAACGGCCGAAAATCGAAATCGCCGCCGCCGTCCGCTCCGCTGCCGTGGGTAGTGCCATGATCTGTCGCGAGATGGCAGCGAACTGGTCTTCAGCGGACAGGCCAGCCAAGTCCTGAACAGACAATCCGAGCGTGGCGAACGCCGCTTTAGCCGTGTTCGAGCCTTGAGCGAGTGCGACCGTCTGCCGCTGCATTCTGGTCAGAATGCCAACCAGCTGCTCCCCGCCGACGCCTGCCTCCTCGGCCACCTGCGTCAGATTCTGCAACTCGGTCGTCGCCAGCCCCAGCCGACGAGCGTCCTTGCTGATCTGGTCAAGCGAAGACGCTGCCCTTGCTAGTGCTACGAACGGAGCGGCAATCCCTGCCAGGACAATCGCCTGCCCTGCCAGAGAACGGAACGCACCAGACAGAAGCCGCAGCGGATTCAACGCAGACCCCACCGACTGGGCCATGCCGCCGAACACGCTGCCGAACGCATTGGCACCGCTGAAGCGTGCGACCGTCGCACCGAAACCGCTGAGTTGCTTGCCGGCGTTTGCCAACCCGCGCGTGAGTCCGCCCGTGGACGCCGTGATCGAGACGTTGACGCGGCCGAAGTTCTTGGCCATCACCCGCCTCCGATCGCACGGAAGGCCGCCACGATCTGCTCAGGCGTCTGCGTCCGCTTCGGCACGGGCATGAAATCGTCAGGCTTGCGACGCGGCGAACCCTTGGAACGGTGGGCGGACGCGAACTGTGCCATGCTCATCGCGTCCCTCAACCACTCGTCGCCCCACGGCTCCAGCTGGTAGTAGCCCATCCACCCGTACAACTGGTCCACGCTCATCACGTCCGCCAGGCCGCCGGGCTCCTCAACGTTCCAGACCCCCAGCTTCAATGCCAGCCGGTAGAGGAACTGCATGACCGGCTGGCGCTCTATTTTCCCGCGGCCTCCTCCACAGGATTGGCACCAAGCCCGTTCAGTTTGAACACCGCATCGACGATCCGCTGCACGGCGTCGGCGTCGAACTCGCCGATTCGCTCTTCGTCCGCCTCGGTGAACAGCGGCTTGCCGTCGTCGTCCACGCACGACAGGGCCACGACCTTCGCGGACACGTTCTTGAGGTTGACCGCCCCGCCGACCTTGCCGCCGGTGGCGATCTCCTCGAAGCGGTTCCGCATCCGGCTGGTGAACTTTGTCACCCAGACCTCGGCATCCTCGCCGAGCTCGGGCACCGGCACCTTCACCTTCGGCAGCGGCCGACGCCGCTTGAAAAACTCGTCACGACTCAGAGCCATGCGCGCCTCCCTGCGTCACACCAATCAACCAAGGGCACCCGAGAGCTTGATCGTCACAGAGCCCGACTGCATGTCTTCCATCTGGGCACCGGCCTCGTAGCCGGTCATGTAGCCGAACGCCGACCACAGCGTCACAGCCGTGCCACCGTTGGCCCAGTACACGCTCACCACCTGATTGGTGGCGACGTTCGCCAGGTCGGCGACGGGCTTCACGGACGGGTCGTGCAGCACCTCAACCGAGACTTCGCCCGGGTCGTAGATGCTCGAGGCCACGAACTCCTTGGCCGAGGACAGCATGTGCGTCGCGTCGGCAACGGCCCGTGCGATGCCGTTGTGGTTCACGCCGGTGATCTTGTAGCCGGTCGCGGTGTGCAGCGCGGTGCCGAACGAAACGTAGGTGCCCTGTCCGATGTCAGCAGCCATGTTCAACTCTCCGAGTGGGTGATCTCGACTGTCAGGTCCGTCCGGTAAATTGGCGTCTGGTCGCCGGGGTTGGCAGGCTCTTGCTGGTCGTTTTCGTCCTTGACCGTGACGAGCCGAACCGCCGCCGTCCGCTTGAATTGTAAGGCTGCCCGCACCGCTCGCCCGAGGTTGCGGCAGTCCACCAGACGGGTCGAAATGCACGACACCGTGTACGTCGTCCGCGTGATCCCGGTCATCCCCTGCATGTGCATGTACGGCCCACGGCTGGCGTCCTGGCGGTCGATGACCAGGCACGGCAGCGTCGTCCCCTGCGGAGCCTGGACGGCGTAGATCCGCGAGCCGACGGACGCTGCGATGTCGGCTGAGACCGACAGCAGCTGCAGCAGGGATTCGTCGATGAACGTCGTGGCTGGCATCACATCCCCTTGGCAGCACGGCGGGCGTTCTCGGCCACGGCCTTGTCTACGGACCGGCCCAGTTCCTCAACGAGTTGCTCGCGGATTCGCGGCAGCGTGCGGTCCGCCCACTGGCCGAACTTGCCCGTGCCGGGGACGGCAGCCACCTCGGGGAAGTACGCAGCCCCGCCGTCTTCGGCCCCGATCAAAGCCACCTTGCCCATGAGGTACGGGTACTGCTTGGCCATCGTCATGGGCACCCGCAGCATGGATGCGTTCTTCGGCTTGCGGACCTTCACGCCGTTCTCGATCCACCAAGCGTGGTAGCCAAGCCCGCCCTTCTTGAACTTCTCGCCACGGCGGAAACCGAGCACGGCCGTCTGGGTCTTGCCGCGAACCTTGGCTTCCGTGAGCACGCCCACCGACCGCCGCAGGTTGCCCGTCGGCCCCTTGGCAACCAGGGCTTTCACCTCGGGGATGTACGGCTTCGTGACCTTGTTCACGCTGGCCCGCAGGTACTTTTTCTGCACGCCGATCCGCAGCCCATCAAAACGCTTGAGCACGTCCGCGATGTCCGAAACGCTGACACTGGCTTGCATGCCTGCCATTAGTCCGTCACCTCCGCCACCAGCAGCTCGTGCTCGGCCCGGTAGCCGCGCTCCACCACGCTGGTGATCTCGAACGTGCGACCCTCGCAGACGATCCGCATCTTGGCTTTCAACCCCGGCGTGTAGTGCAGCATCACCTTGTGGGTCACGTCTGAGCCGGTCGCCATGGCCGACACGCTCTCTGATCCCGACAGCGGCATG